TCTACTATCATCTTAAGAGAATTGAGAGAACAGTAAAGCGGCGAATAAGGCATCCTGAACGTAGCGCTGATATCATCAAGAGGTTTCCCGTCAAGTGTTTTAAGCCCCTTAATCGTAACGTAGTAACGATAATTAGCTTTTAAAGCTGGGTCTGTTCCTACCGTGATAACCTTTGCGTCTGGAGATAGTGAGAGAACTCCTTTAACTTTTTCTTTTGCCATCAGAATTCCTCTCTCCAAACTTCTACGATAGCGTCAGTATCATCCACTTGACTAGAACAAATAAAAGTAAGATATTGAGGAAGTTCATTAAAGATTAGCTGCTCTGGCTCCACTTTTATTAGTGGAGGGGGCGGCGGATTCTTTTCCTTTTCGTCTTTCTCTTTTATTTGCTTCGTATAATCTACAATAGTAGGAAGTTCTGGACGTTCAGTTTCCGGTTCATTCTCTAAAATAGTAGGGTCTTTTACTTGTTTAGAAGATTTTATCGTGAAAGAAATTATCTCAGACCAAGGACCATATTGGTCATTATCTTCTACACGCATACGCAAGAAGAATTGACCCAACGAGAATTCGTTAAACGTCATCTCGTAGACTTCATCGCTTACATCGACATAAGTCTCGATTGCTTGATTAATAAATGCTTGGTCTTTAGAAATTTCTACTCTATATCTCTTGTATTTTTTCTTCTTTCTCGGAGGAAGAGTTTCTTCCCAGCGAACCTTAAGTTCCTCTATATCTGTCATAGACTCAAAGTTAATCGGATTTAGAATTCTAACTCCGTTAAGAATTTCGCTCTTGAAGATTATCTTCCTTGAGATAGAACTTTCTAATTCTACTCCTACAAGAGATTTAATGCCCGCCTCGACTATTAAGATATATTCAGAATTAGGTTCAGCCCAGCGTTTAAGCTTGAGCTGGATAACCTTTCTGTCTATAGATATATCAAAAGGAATCATGGCGCGCGACGCTTTATTCATTAGTATGAGATTATTGTCATTAACGGTACTCTCATCTACATCAGCATTAAGCGTTATATATAAAGATTGTTCTTTGAGGCTGGCCTCTATTGAATTAATCTGGAAAAAGCGTTCCAAGCCTCCACCTCACAATCCTTACTTCTTCTTTTTCTTTTTGGACTTCTTTTCCTTTTCAGAGTCATCCGAGCTTTCCTCGGCAGCCTCTTCATCTACAGACTCTTCTTCGGTTGACTCAGCTGCGGACTCTTCCATTTCTTTACGGACAGCTTCTTTTTCTTCTTCCGTCACTTCAGGAACAGTCTCTACCGGCTTCGTCTCTTCCACTACAGGCTCAGGAACAATGTTCTCTTCGCCAGGAATTACACGAGGTTCTGCCGCGATACGAGGAACGTAACTAATTGGTTCCGGCGGCGGATTTCCGAGAGAGCCCTCAACAAGAATCAGGCGGCCAGAACGAACTGATGCCTGCAACTGAAAAGTGTTGATGCCTGCGCGAACATACGCAACAGGATTGCCAATAGAAAGATGAATACCAGAAAGAGGGTCATAGAAGCCAACTTCGCCAAGTGCCAGTTTAATGGTGGCGATAATATCGTTCATATATGTCTCCTTATTAATAAAAAATGGGTAGGTAGGAGAAGGTTCTCCTTTCCCACCCATCAAGCACTATGGCCTAAATTAGTTCTTAATCCGAACTTCGGGAGCAACCGGATAGGTCGGAGCAACCGCGATGTTACGAGCAACAGTAATTCCGCGACCATTGTCAAGAATACCGACACCATAACGCTCCTTAACCTTGAGGAGGCGAATGTCACGCTCGGGGTCATTCCAGTTGTCAGTCGTAAGAGCTTCACGCTGAGCAATAACACCGACGTTCGAACGGTCGACGCAGTACATATCGAACAGCTTCTTCGTCTTGTCGAACTTGACGAACGGGCTGAAGTTAATCGTGAGAGGAACCGGCAGACGGCCCTGAACCTCACCCGGGTTCATGATAAGCTTCTGGGGACCCTGCTCAGCTGCGAGACCAGCGAACCCAGGCGTGCCCTGCGTTGCGCCCCACGGATGAACCTGACTGCCGCCAAATGCACCGTACGTGAGACCATTGCCAATCATACTGTTACGAGCGAAGATAACCCAGGTCAGCGGATGCATGATAATATCCGTCGGCGTCTGGTCATTAGCCATCAGGCCGAGAACGAGGTCAAGGAAGTCCTCAACTGAGAGAGTATCATTAAAGCTGCCATCAACAGCGCGACCCGTCGTACCTGCAGCAGGAAGCTGTGCACGAACCGAATTGTCGAACACGACCTGACCATGACCGGAGAAGCTGTTGAAGCACCACTCTTCCTTATAACGAGCCATGGCGCGGCCCATCTTACGGACGTTAATGCCGTAGATGTCCCACGAGCTATCGTTGATAGCCTCTTCCGTAATCTGAATCTTAAGACCAATCTTCTTAACTCGAATCTCGAGCTGACCGTTCTCAATCGTGTTGAACTCAACGCTGTCTTCCGGATAGCGTCCACCCTCGTTAACCTCGGAGGCGTGAATCTCACCGACAACCGGGATAACGTAAGTAACTGAACTGCCGCCATCAACCTGAACAACGTTCATGAAACGTGTTGCGAGATATTCGGGCTCAGCTGCCTCGCGGAGCTGCCCCTCAATAACCTTCGGGATAAGCTGAATAACGTCGGTCGTCATAATCGATTCGCGAACCGTTACGCGGCCCTTCGAGAAGTCGCCAACCGAATTACGGAGAGTCTTCTCCATAACATCAAAGCTCTTAAGGTCAACCTCAGGCTTTGTCTCGGACTTACCGTTCTTATAGTCAGCCCAAGCCTGCTCCGCGCTCTCGCGAAGCTTAGTAACATTGTGCAGAGATTCCTGCAGATTGAATGCCATCTATGTTTTGTCTCCTTTATATTTAAAATAAAGGGTGAGCACCCGACATTGCAGTCGGGACTTGCTCATCCTAAAACGTCACTTGGACTGATTACTTCGTGAGAAGAACTCGGACGCTGCCGACAACGCCGTCCCAGTCCATGAAGGTCGGGACGCCTGCACGGCCGCGCTTCTTATAACGGAAGACGACGTCGACCTGCTTATCTGCCTTACCGGAGAGAAGCGTGTCTGCCTTCGTCTTATCAAGAACGTCGATAACGATGATACCCTGCTGCGGGTTAGCATACTTGACTACAAACGTATCCGTATTGAGCTTAGCGCCAGCAACGCACGGTGCGAATGCTACGCCGTCAATCGAAATCTGGAGGTCCTCAACATTGATGTCGAGGTTGCGGAAGAACATCTCAACATAATCCTTACCGCCAGCATAGTGGATAACGCCAGCCTTGAAGTCAGGCTTCTGCTCAACGACAGCGTTGTAACCATCCGTCAGGCCCGGAATACCAAGATCATTATACTGGAACTCAGCGTTCATACGCGGGTCGAAGCTGTCAAGACGAGCCGTCGAAGCGAGCATGTGGAGGTCATGGTTGAGGTAGTTCTTATCGAACGGATATCCAGGGTACGTGCCGTCCGTATGGTACGGGCTCGTCGACGTCGTATCTTCGCCGCGACGGTTCGTCTTAGCATAGACAGCCGGATTGAATTCCTCACTCTTAAGGCGGTCCTCAAGTGCCCAAGTTGCCCACTTAGCAGCACCCTCAGGAACGAGTTCATGGTTAACGGCATAAACCTGACCAATAACCTGCTGACGCTCGAGTTCATACTCTTCGAGCTTCATAGCACTCATAGCCGTCTTCGAAGACAGCGGCGAAAGAACTACGCGGCCGTTCTCATCAGACTTAACGAGAGCGCCCGGGAAGAGGTTGCCATAAGCGGAACCCCAGAAGTTGCTCTCAGCTTTGTCCTTATACGCGAACCAGGGGAGTTCTACGAGCGCGTCCGTCAGAACTGGACCAGGAGCGATGCCATTGTAAGCATCCTCGTCACGAGTGTACTCATTGCGCTCAAGCATACCGACCGGAATGTTGCCAGCACGGACATCATCAGCAAGAGCTTTCGTTGTCTTATTCTGAACGCGGCCCGTCTTAGAGTTAATCTCGAAGCCGGCTGTATCAAGCTGAGCATCCGGATGAGCATAAGTGCCAGCCGGAGCAAAAGCACGATAACACTCAGCCGTATAAGTATCAGCAGCGCAAGTCGTAAACTCCTTGCCAGGGTGGCTCATTGCCTTACCCTGAGCAGACGGCGAAACAATATCTGTAGCAGCCGACGTGAACGTCTGATAGTTATCCGAGGCCTTACGAATACGAACAGGTGCGCCGCCGTTGGCGAGCGTCAGCGTATTATTACGCTTCTGCATCTCGAAGTCACGAATCTGGAGGTCCTTATCGACCGCCATAATGCGTCCCTTCGGAACAACTACCTGATTAAATCCGTACGCAAAGCCGTACTTGAACAGGACGGGCAGACGAAAGTCCCAAGCATACTTAATGTTCGGAGTGTCATGCTGCGAAACATTGAGATGAGCCTGAGTACGATTTACGCGGTCTGCACCATCACGGTAACCAGGCTGATTTGCCTGGAAAATCTGACCGCGAGCACCAGGCTGAAGGCGGTCATTAATGGTGAGGTCACTAGGATGCAATGCCATTAAATCTTATCTCCTTTACTATTAACCGAAGAGCTTCGCGAAACCAGATTTGAGGTCAATCTTTTCACGTACACTAATCTTCTTATTGTCTTCTTCTTCGGACTCCTTCAGTGTGGGGTCCTCAACACTATTGGGTTTAATTTCAACCTTCTCCTTAACTTCGACAATAGGTGCTGCCGACTTAATAGAGATGCTTTCTTTCAGGTCAACGATAGAATCCTTAAGGGACTCAACCGAACGAGACGAGACTTTTTCTGCGTCCGTCTCATAACCAAGGCTCTCGCGCAGAGAGACGTACATATCAAGGACGCTCTCTTTAAGCTCTGCCTTCGTGTTCGAGATTTCCTCTTCAAGGCTCTCGCGAAGAGCGGTCTCACCTTTAAGCTTCTCGTCGAACTCATTCTTCTCTTTCGTAAGAGACTCGACGGATTCAGAAAGTTCAACCTTCTCTTTTTCGAGAGCTTCAATCTTTTCGGTGGCTTCCTTAAGACTCTCTTCAAGCTCGACGGCTTTTTTCGTCTGAGCATCAAGCGACTCCTTGAGAGAAGCAACCTCGGCGGTCAAATCTTCCGCCGTGACTTCTTTCTTCGCCATATTGGCTCCTTTCTCCGACGGAATAGATAAACCGTCTTCTTGATTATCTTCTGTATATGATTCCTTTATTACGGTAGGCTTCTTAGACGTGCTTTCCGTAGCAGGATATACGGCAGTCTTTTGAGAGTAAGGGTCGGCCGGAACTACTACGAAAGATAATTCTTTTCCTTCAATAGAATAGATGTCCCAATAGCAGGTTTCGCCATTATAATTTCCGCCGCGCTCGTGCCCATTCGGACATCCTTCTTCTGCGGACTCTATATGAGAACCGCAGATAGAACAACGAACGTCGTGTGCTGTTGCCCCAATAGAAGTAGTAGCGAGAAGACCGGACTTAATGTCCTTCTTCGCGCGCTCATTTGGAACGTTTACTGTGAACTTAAGTGCGGGTGTTCCGGAAAGAGTATTCTTCGTAACGTACTCAGCGTCAATAATACGGCCGATAATTTGTCCGTTTTCTTCATTATGGTGCTCGATGAGAGGCTTTCTGTAAGGAGCTGTCCAAGTAGGGACAGAATTCTTAAGGGCTTTCGGCATATAACGAGTAAAATTACGAGTGGCCGCCGGCGAGGCGTGAATCCCTTCAATCTCAACCATCAAAGAATCTGGGTCGATATAATTATCTTTCTGAAGGGCGAGTGCTCCTTCAGTCAACTGAATCTCGCCAGAGGAGACCGGAGTAGTAAACTTAGCGTCTACATATTCTTTAATTGCAATCGCGATAGTTGGTCATCCTCCTTTCTTTGATTTTGTCGATGACAAGGTGCACTTACAATAAGGATGAAAGGCCGGAATATCTTCTAAACTAAAAGACTTTGGATTAAGAATTGATTCATGATCTTCTTTATCCTTAGAGCCCTTTCCGAATTGTACGTATACCTTATCTATATTTAGAGCCTCGCAGGTTTTAATATAGCCGTACCAATAAGCTTTGGCGGCGACATGTTCCGCGAGGAATCTTAAACGATATTCTGTTTTATCGAATGCTGCCTCTTTTTGCTGAGGTGTGGTTGCTTCCTTATATTTAGATTGAATGTCTTTAAACATATTATCAAGACAATCATCTATCATATCTGAAAGTTGTTTAGAAGAAACCTTAAACTTGTCCGGTTTCTTCTTTGTATCTTTTATGGCTTGATTATATCCTTCTTGTGCTTTTAAAGAAGTGTGGTTCTTCAAATTAGATGCTATCCAATCTCGAGCTATAGGAAGTGAAGCATAAGCGCGCGACCCATCTTCGAGTACATCATTACGCAC